GCGCGTGCGGCGCATTGCGGAGACGACGCCAACCTTGCTTCCTGAGTTCGCAGCCGGAGCAACGAAGGTCAGCAGGTCAGTCCAGACAGCGGAGCCATCAACCACGGAATCGAGGTCATTGGTGCCTTGAATCTTCGCCGTGCCAACAAAGGCGCCATTGGTCGGCTGAATCACCGCTTGAACGGAGTCGCCGCGCTGGAACTTCGAATTGCTGTCTTCCGCTTTTTGGCTGGCCGTCGACGTGGCCGAGGTCAGCGTGCCGAGGGAGATTTGAGATACAGACATAATTATTTCCTTTCGTTAAATCGTTTGACTAAAACGCTGATGTAGGTTTGGTCTAAACCGTACTCGTCAGCCAATTGCTTCTGAGTTACACCTCCGGCTAGATAGCGCATAACAATTTGCTCTCGGTCGCCGACGCTAACTTTGTGCCTAAAAAAACCCGCTCTCTTCTTGCCGTCGCCGCCAGCACCCATGTTTTTGACGCCGCGAACAATTGCGCTAACCGTTCCTTGAGACACGCGCCAAGCCTTCGAAAGTTGAGCTTGTGTCCATTTCCCGCTTTCGTATTGCTTTTTAACAACAGCCCTAGCGCTGAGAGTAAGCGCCCGATTAAAGGCACGCTCACCCTCTCTAGCAAGCGGGAGAACATTAATTCCTGACTTTTTCCTGGTTCGACCTCTGTCGACAATATCTTTCGTATTGTCCTCATGGTCCCCTGCGTACAGATGATCTGGGTTGACGCAATTACGGACATCGCACTTATGGCAAATAAATTTCCCTCTCGGAATTTCGCCAATATGCAACTCGTATGAGTACCGGTGAGCGGTTGTATGCCCTCCGTATTTGCCCCCAATAGCGAGTTGTCCGTATTTATTCCCAAAACTATCTCCACCAAAAAGCCAACACCCTTTGCTTGTCTTCTTAACTCTTGCCCAGAATCTTTCTTCAATTGGCTTGCGTTTTGGCCCTGACATAACGACTCCATTCGTGTTTGAACAGAGCCATTATATCAACGCATACCACTTTAAGCTATACTAAGGACAGCATTGGCGTTCAAGCGGTTCGAGGTCATCGAACCACGCCACGTCAGCGCCCAGTAATAGACGTACTTGTCATAGACACGCGGGGGCTTGCGACTCACCATGTCCTGGCCTTCCATCGGGCGCAGGGTGATGGTTTTCGTGTTCAGGAAGTAGCAGCGCTTCGTCCAGTGGATCGCCGGGGATACCACGCCGCCGAAGTTGTCATCGAATTCCGGGCACCATTGAAGCTCAAGCCCCTTGAAGTAGATGCTCGACACGCCGCCGTCAATCTTGCGAGCCTCGCCGCCTGCGTACGTGATTTGCTGGCCATTCAAGGTCATGGCAGCGATGTATGCATCGATGAAGCTGGCGCCGGCCAGGATCGTGTCAGGACGGCCACCGTTCTTGACGCAAGCGCGCCATGCGGTCTCCATCAGGCCGAGGAAGGTTGTGGCAGCGGCCGCAGTCGTCGGAACGACCATTGCGGTTGAAACGCTCGATCTCCACCATGTATTGGTGGCGCGATTGATACCGCCCGGCGTGCCGACGGCTGGATTCTCGATGTCAACCAAGAAATCAAGGCCGGCCATGTCGTCCGTACCGGCGCCGCGGAGGTGCAGAGCGGCAGAGAACTTTTCCTCGAAGCCGAGACGCAGGGTTTCGGTCGATTCGGTCAGGAGATTGGTGAGTTGCACACGCTCTGCCGAGGACGCATTGCCGCCGCTGCCGCCGTCGTCAATCGTGATGCCGTTTTGGGCCAGGCGGTCTTCGTCAAGGCTGAAGCCGTCATGTGCCGAGCGCCACGGATATTGAGCTTGCTCGACCGTCACGCGCTTATTGTAGGTCACAACGGACGCGCCGTTGAACCATTGGAAATTCGACTGATAGCGGTAACGAAGCTGCTCGACGATGTACTGCTTGCCACCGGGGAACGTCTTTTTCTTCGCCATGAGCGCCTTGAGCAACGGACGCTCAACGGCTACTTGGTCAATCGGGTTTGCCTTCAGGTAGTAGTCCAGGGCAATTTTGCCGCTGTCTTGTAGTTCTTGTGCTGTAAAGGGCATTTTGTGCCTCCATGTGCGTGAATAAGATTTGTGTCGAATTGCTCGACGTATCCGGTGGCGAATCCGGCTTCAACCTCGAAAACACGCAGGAGGCGGACCCTGCATTACAGCCGTGACCGCGCAAATTCAGCAGTCCATGTGTGCGTTATACTTTTGCGCGATCAACGTGCCAAATTGATTATTCAGGACGAAAAAAAGCCCACCGAAGCGGGCTAACTCGCAGTTAAGCGAGAAGGAGAGTTCAGAATCCATCTGCGGGATTTGTGCGCGTCACCGCGCTTTTCACATCGGACCACCTGCCTTTCGGTAGTTGCCAGAATTTAGCCGCCCGAGTACCCCAGGCCCATCTCCATCGCTTCAAGCATTGACTTCGGCTGACGAGTGCCGCCCTGCTGCCCCGATGGGCGAAGCGGCGCCGGGTTATGCGCGGGCGCCCGCTGCATCGGCATGGCCGAAAGTGTGTTGTAAAGGATTCGGACCTGCTGCGGCCACATCGACGGCGGAAAGTTGGCGGCAATCTCCGGCAACTGCTTCAGGATGATGTCTTCCTTGAAGGTGAAATCCGGGTCCGTCTTAGCCCATTGCTGGCCGAGTTGGTCAATCTGTTGGATGGACTGGCTGCGCTCCTGCTGCGAACGCTGCGTCTGCTGTTGATCCTGCTGCTGACGCTGGAATTGCTCCTGCTGCTGATTCTGCATCATGCGCGTCCGTGCAAGCTCCATCGCGGTTTGCTCGTCCATCTGATAGCCGTCGACGCGCTGACGAAGGTCGGGGAACTGCGACAGCGGGTCGGCGCCCGGCAGCGGCTTGCCCATCGCCAGCGACAGCATACGCCGCTGATCGTCCATGATCTTCAATGCGCCCTCAAAGTCGCCATGCTTGACCATTCGCATATAGTCGATCGCTTGGCTGAATTCCTGCGGACTCGTCCCGGTGCTTTGGATCATCTCGCGGAACTGGCCGAGCGTGCCGGAGATTTCAGAGACTTGCGCCTCATGCTCCTTCACCCGGCTAACCAGCTTTGTGAATCGCTCTTGCGCCTTCTGGCTCAAGCCTTCCGGCATGGTCATGTCGTCTTCAGGCTTGGTGACGGCTTCGGGCAGTTTCTTAGCGGGATCTGCTGCCGCCTCCTTGGCCGCGAATCGGCCTTGCTCGTCGCGCAGGCGTTCGACTTTTTCGGCATCCGTCTCGACCTTCAGGCCGGATTCAATAGCCTCAAGCATTGACGACGGGCCGGAATCATCGACCGCAGCCGCGGCATCGGGCGCCGAGACTTCGCCGTCATCGCCAGCCGCGCCACCTTCTTCGGCGCCTGTTTCCGCTTCCATGTAACCGCCGCGAGCCATCAAGTTCCGCAAATACCAAGGCATAATTTTTCTCCTAAAGCATCAATAAAAGCGCTTCTTCTTCTGAGCGCATACGCTTTGCCCTGGATTTCGCCCGAGCAATAACTTCTTGAGCAAGAGACGCAGAAAGCATCTCATTGCGAATTCTTGAAACCACATCAGCCGGCAATGCCTCGCTGACTTCTTCCGGCTCATCATCCTCGTCCGCCTTCTTGCGCTTCTTCGCCGGCCATCCGCCGAGAGAGGCGAGAGAAACGGGAACATCAGCACCAGCGCCCCACGAATTACCCCAAGACAGCCCCCACGCTCCGCCCCAGCAGTCTTTCGCATCAGCCGGAACAACGACCGGAGGATCGACCGGAACAGCGGCTTGGTTGCCGAGGAGCGTCAGCAGCATTTAGACGTAACTCGTCAAAACCTTGACTTGAGCCGCAGCAATAGCCGTTGTGTCGTTGTCTGCTACCGCGCCAGTAATGCCGATGCCGATGCCAAGCGCGAACCGATGTCCGAGCGTTCCGAACTGAGGCGAGACAAAGCCGCCAGCAGGAATTTGCAGCGTCAATACCGGAATATCCGTTCCGACAGTTGGCGCTGTCGCTTTGTTGTAGAGCTTCAGATATGCGGCCGCCGCGCCTGTGTTGTTCGCCGTGATATTAAAAAGCGTCCCGGCAGAGCCTTTGACCAAAACAGGATTGGTCGTCGCTGCGCTGCTTGTGTTTAGCGCTGTCGGCGTCGTGTTTGTGGCCGTAACCGTTCCGCTGATTGGCTGCGTTCCGGTTATCTGAATGGCTGGAATTGGCTCTGTAGCATACGCCCCAGGTTTTAGGATGTACGCCGCCGTGCCGCTGGTGTGCGCAGTCGCTCTAACGCGGAAATATTGATAATCCCCCACGTTGACGTGCCACATATAGACCGGAGTTGCCGTGAGAACACCCGTTGCCGCCTCGACCGTGTTCGCGTTCGAGCGGACGGCCTGCACGCCGTACCAGTTGCCATCTGTGCCAGTGGTCGAGTTATTCGAGCATTCAAACGAGGCGTTATGGCCGACAAGTGAAGTGGCGACCATTGAAACCGCGATATTCCCAAAGCGACCACACTTGATACTGACGTTTTGCCCGTTGGCAGTGATGCTGCCGGAAACAGAATCGACGCTCGCCGGCTGAGTCGCCACCTTCACCCGCTGATTTTCGTCAAGGCTGATGTAGCCGAAGTCGCCATCAGAAACCATTGCGGCAGCGTCCGAGTCTCGCCGCTTTGCGAGCATAACGACGCCTCCATGCCCGTCCGTTGCAATTTCATCGTGCTGGCTGATACTTGTAGCTAGCGACTGCACCGCCGTGAGGACTGACGCAAGCGTAACCTCTTCCGCCGCGCCTGTTGGCAAAGGCAAGGCCGCCACGCTAACCGGCTGCGTGGCCTGGTAGAAATCCCCCGAGACAGAAACCGGAGAGTCGCGCAGTTCCGCGTCAGTCAGCCCTTGCGCCGTTTGGTTGGCGATCGTCACCGTTTCCAGGGCCGCCATCGTTGCAGCGTCGAGCGCCACGGCATCAGTGTTGCAGGCCGACACCTTCACACTCAGCGCATCAACCGAGGCTTTGAGCGCCGATAGCGTGGCTTCCGTGCTGACGCCAGGGACGGCGACGGGCAGCGGATTGGTGGCCGACACTTTGACCGCAGCCCCGTCGTCGCCAAACTCCATTTTTGCCAGTTGGTGAAGGACGCCCCCTACCTCGTCAGCGGCGATGACTGCGCCTGTGCCTGGTGTAATCTCTACGTTGTCAGCCATTTATTCGGGTCTCCAGTGATTCGGCGGTGCAAGCCCTTGGCCGACGACGGTTCGATCATTCACTTTCTTCACGTTCGCCGGGAAAGGAACCGAGGAGGCTTGTAGCGCGGCGAGGACTGCGGCTGATATTTCCGCAGGTGTTGGAACTGCCATGTTTGCCTCCACATAAGCGAGGATGTAAGCCAATTGCTCCGGCGTGAATAAGGCAGCGCCGCCAGGAGTGAGCGCAGGCGCACCAACAACCGCCGCCCCCGCCGTAATCCCTTGCGCCATGAGCACGTGCTGCTGCGCGAGTGTCGGCGTGCCAAACGTAGCCGGACCTGCGGATATTGCGCCAGCCGATAGCGCGTGTTTCTGACCAATCGCCGGAGCGCCAACAACAGCAGGAGCCGCGACGATAGGCAGCGCAGACAGAATGCCCGCGACAATTTCCGTCAGCGTAGGCGATCCAACGATTGCAGGCGCGGACAAGATTGCCGTCGCGCTTAGTACGTGTTTCTGCGTGACCAACGGCGACCCGACCACAGCAGGCGAAGCGGATACCGCTGTAGCCGACAAAGCGTGCCGCTGAGTGATAGCAGGGCTGGCGACGACAGCCGGAGCCGATGCAATGCTCAATGCGCTTAAAGCGTGTTTCTGCGAGAGTAGCGGGCTGCCGACTGTGGCAGGCGATGCGATGATGCTTGATGCGGTTAGGCTATCTCCTCCGCCAGCCCCCGCGCCAGTTGGTACAAAAATTCGGCTATCGGGAGCGCGGAAGATTTGCCAGGCGTCGGTGCTGGCTTTGGCGGAAAAATCTTCCGTCCACGCCTTGTTCGCAACTCCGATTAGGCCGATTGGACTTTGCCACGAAGCCCAGCCATTCCAAGCATTTCCGCAAATAGTGAAAGATACGTCTGTGGTGCTTACCGCAACTGTCCCGCTACCAACAATCTTTCCGTTAATCCATATCGTGAGCAGCGTCCCTTTTTGGCGACACACGAAAGCAATAATTCCAGATGGCGATGAGTACGTGAAGTCGATTGAAGTCGACCCCCAAACATTAAACCTCCAACTGCTAGCACTACCATTTTTTCGTAGTGTCCAATCCTGCCCGGTACTCGGCGCACCGGCCGTGAATATTACCTGATGATCCGCATTCAGGTCATCAACGGCAATTCCGAATATGGTACGGTCTGCCGATCCTGATATTCCGAGACTTGATAGAAGTCGCCCTGTGTTGATGTAGCGTGGAGTGGTAGATGCCGACGCAACGCCAAGACCAACAGGCCCGACTTTTTGCAAAAAGTTTGCCTCAAAATCAGATGCGGTCGTCTGAACGCCGGACACAGAGTCGCGGGGAAATTTGGTAGTGAAATTCCACAAGCCCGTAATTGATAGCAACGGATCAATCTGAGCAGCCTGTTGCGGCTGCTGCGTCCAGATTCGTTTGCGCGGAACAATCAGCACAGAATTAAGCCTCGCTGATGCTGGTCAGTTCGGACAGATACGCCTCGCACGTGACGGCCTGCCCGGTGTTGCCTGTAATCTCGACCTCCACGTGCATCACGCTCTGGTCAATCGGGATATTCCACTCGCCAACGGTATTCAAAACAATCCCATTGCCGACCGTATAGACCGTCTTCCAGTCCGCTCCAGCGCTGGCTGCTGTCGGCGTTGATCCTGAATTGTGGGCGACAAGCACGCGGGCTTCGGCTTGCAGCGTCGGAGCCGTGCCGTTGGCAATCTTGATCGTGAGCAGTCCGCCGAAGGCCGTGCGAAGGTCAAGCGTGCCGCGAGTCGTCCCCGCCGCTGCGTTGCTTGTAGCCGCCGCAATGATTGTCCGTGCGTTCTTTGTTGCTGTCGCGGTAGTCATAGCGTCCAATCTCCGTTATCAGCCCAACACACGCAGCGCACGTCGTACTCGCTGACCGGCGTCGATACTTCACCAAGCGCCTTGATCGCGTCAGCTTGCTCTTGTGTGATGATCGCTGGAGCCATCGCATCAATCGATGCCCTTGCCAACGGAGAGCCAATATCAAGCCACCCGTTCTCGACCAACTGCTTGACGTGCCGATAGTCAGGAACGGAGTCGATCACGTCGAGCACGTTGTTTGCAGCTTCAAGTCCGATTGCGCCGATGATTTTGCCCTTGCCAATCTCGGTGTATCGCGTCGAGACAATAGGCGGCAAGGCGTCGGCAATGGCTTGCGTGTCGCGCTGCGCCAGTAGCTCAGGCGGTAGCGCTAAAATATCCTCGCGCAGTCCCATGATTACACCGGAGCCGGGAGTGCGATGTCGAACGCGGCAAGCGAGAACGTGTTACCGCTCGTTACGGTCTGCGAGGACGCCAGCGGACCAGAAGCCAGGAGGCGCGTACCGTCAACGATTCCGAAAAACGCCGCCGATCCAGTCGCACTAACCGCGCCGTCCGCGAATGTGGTCACTATCACTTTGCGACCGGTCGTGTGCGCTGTTGGTGATCCGCACCCAAGGCCGGTTTTCGTTCCGAGTTTGTATGTCGTCGTCGCTTCGGCAAGCGTCGTCGGCTGCGATGAGCAGACATACAGCGTCTTGGTCGCAGCAGTTAGAACGGATAGGCCAGAGTCGTAGACGTCAGTGTGAAGTAGTGCGGGCATGTTTTATTCCTCTATTGGACAGTTGTTTCGTTTGCAGTAGTCTTACTATTGAACCGTCTCGACGCCGATCATGTTTCCCTCGTCGTCGCGTATCACTCGTTTCGGCGCTGTGAGTTGCTGTTGCATCGATGTCAGTGAATGGCTGAAGTGCATGGCGACCTGCTGCATAGCCTGCTGCATCTCCGACAGCATCGCGGTCACGTCTTGCGCCTGTTGCTGGCCGTTCTCGCTCTGGCCTTCTGACGACTGGCGCAGCGCCGTCATCTCTCGCAGCATGGCAATGCGCTCATTGCTGGCGATTCGTTCGCGCTCGATGGACTCTTTACTGGCTGCGTCAATCTCGGCCTGTCGCGTCTGCGTCTCAGCTTTGATGCGCAATTCTTCAGCCTTGGCCGCTGCATTCTGTTCTGCTTGGTCGTTTCTGAATCCAGCCTCATCAATGGCCCGCTTCTTCTCGAAGTCGAATTGCTCGCGCTTGAATTCGTGGTCTGCCTGCTTGCCGTCAGCGACTTGCTTGAGTTGCGCGTTTTCCTGCTGCAACTGCTGGATCATCTGCTGCCCTTGTTCCATCTGCTGCTGAAGCTCCGGCGGGATTTGCGCTTGCTGGCCTTCTGCTTCTTTTCGTGGCGGCAGGAAGGATTCGATGTCGATTCGCTCATCAAAGCGCCTGAGCGTTTCTTCAAGCAGTTTCATCACGGTTTCTGCCATGTCGTTCTGTCCGGCTGTCCGCAACTGCATGATCTGCTCGACGGACTTCTGAATCTGCGGGAGCATCTGCCCCCACTGTTCGCGCTCTTTGGCTTTATTCGGGCGCCCTGTTGAGCCGGCTCGAATCTCAATCTGCACAAGGTCGAAAACGTCGGCCTTGCTCATCTGCGGCCATACGGCATCTTCACCAGCGATGCGCTGAACCTGCTGCGGCGTCATCTGCTGAAGACACAATTCGGCGGCAAACTGCGCCATCTCTGCAATCCAGTCTTCAACCACGTCCGAACGTTCAGCAATACGCGACTGAAGCCCTTGCGCCATAATTTCCGCCTCTGTGGCGGTCTTGGCTTTGTTGATCGACCCCTTGGCCGCATCCCCGGCGCCAAGCACCATCTCAGCGTCACGCAGTATCGTTTGCACGTCATAAGTCGAAGGGTCGACCGGAGGATTTTGCAGGATGGCAATATCGTTCTGAATCGGCGTCTCTGGATTGCCTTCGATCCCGATCCACTGATTTGCCTTGCGATTCGACAGCGCCTTGATGTCGGCGTCCGTCATGTCTCCGCCCTTGCGATACACCCGCGTCGGAACGTTCTCCTTGCGATGCTCTGCGAAGTTCGTACGAGTCGTGTTGTACTCGTCCTGAAGCTCGATCAGCAGTTCGGTGTCGGACAGCGGCTTGATTGACCCGTCAACTGGATTAAATGCCAGTGCGAAGAACGGATAGAAGCGACGGCCCAGGACTTCAGGCGTGTAAGGTTCTCGCGCCCATTCGTCAGCGCCAGCGCACAGCGTGTAGACTCGGTTGCTAATGCGGTCCCAGGCTTCGAACACTGCCACAAGCTCGACATTGCTCTCGTCCGATGTGGATTTGCGCTCCTTCTTGTCGCCGCCGTACTTGTTCGCGGTCTTCGGCGGCTCTTTCTCGAAGGTCTGCTCGTAAGCCTCCGTCGTCATCCAGACACGATGCGCAATCGCTTCCGCCTGCGGATAGCCGTCGAAGTCGTAAAGCGTGTCGTCGAGGATGAAAATATCCTCCGTCAAGCAGCGGTCAATTGCGATTCCCGAGACGACCGACACTTCGGCCTGCTGCTCAATGGCGGAAATCTGCTGCTCAAGTTCGGCTTGCTGCGCTTCAAGGTCACACTTACTGCCATCGTCTTCCTCGATCTCGCTGATCAGATGCCGGATGCGCTGAAGGTTGTCTTGCGAGTCGGATAGGCGCGTCTCGATAATCGGATCGGTCTTAATGTCCTTCTGCCAGGATACTTTGGCCCAGCCAATGCTCGTCGTCATCGCGGCGCGGATCGCGGCCTTGGCGCGGGGCTTTAGCTTGGCATCCTTGATGAACACGCGATTGAGAACTGATTGCAGCGTCTTGCAGAAGCCCGGCACCCACTCAGCAGACGGGCCGGCCGCTTCGGTCGGCGTGACGGAGATTTCAGGATTCTTGGCGTAAATCTGCGGGAGAATGGCCGCAAAATTCGAATGGATGATGTTGGTGCGCACAAGGCCGGGCGAATCGTCGCCGCCCACATCGCCGCGAACGTACTTTCGGAGCTTCTTGTATCGCTCCTCGGTCTTTTCCTTGGTCTGCGTCTTCAGTGCGGTTTCGAGCCGCTTTCCCCAGCGCTTTGCGAGGGCTTTGTCCCGTTCGGATAACTCCGGCGTTTCTTTGTCCATCAGTTCAGCCCTTTCACTTCGACAGTGGCTTGCAGTCCGGTATTTGCGTCGAAGTTTCGCGCGGCTTTGATCGTGTCGGACAGCACTTCTTGCGCCCTTGTTTCAACGTAGTCCGGGATTAAAACAGCAATGACTTTAGATGCGGGAATAACCAATGCATCGCCGTCCCATAAGTATCTAAGTCCGTCCGACTCAATGGAGAAAATCCAAAAGTCTTTTCCCGCATCGGCGGCTACATGTTGCTCAAAATGTGCAGACGGCTCGGATAGAGCCAATAGCTGCTCGGTATCGATTGACGGCAGCTTAATCCGCAGCCCTTGAACTATTTGCGCGACTTCATCCATTCGCGTTTTATACGGCTCGGTGATCAACGTGCCAAATTCAACGCAATGCGAATCAATCCATCGGAATGACTGACCGATACCGGCTTGGCTCTTTCTTCTCGTCTGTGATTTCTAGGAGGTGCGCGAACGTCCCAGGCTTCGCGCCTTTGCGCGCCTTCACGCCATCTCGGATGATTGGCCGCGCCATGATTCCGTAGCGAGCCGCATCGGGTCCGTGGTCTTCCTGATCGCTGTCCACGTCCTCTGGATCATGCTCGTCGTGCTGTAGCGCCGGCAGCGTTCGAATCAGATGGACGCAGGTTTCGAAGACGTAGATCAGCGGCTTTCCGTCGTCGTCATCATTCAGACGAATGCGCATCTGTTCCCACCCGGCCTTGCGCTTGTTGTCCGCGTGGCGCCACTTGACGCCATTCTTTCGCATCGTCTCTGCAATGGACTCGCCGCCGTCTGCCGTGAAAATAGCCGGGTCAGCCACGCCCCATCCGCCTTCTTCTGTCGTCTCCTTCTGGTCCTTTCGCTTGATCTCCTGCGCCACCCGGTCGGCGGTCATCTTCAAGCCCTTGTTCGGCTCGTCGGCCATGCCGTAATACTCCCGATAGAACACCAACGCCCCGCGTGGATACTCGCGGATTAATCCGTCAGAAACGGCGATCCAGTAACAAGCGAACGGCTTCGCAGACCCCCAATCGAACGCCCGGTATCGTGTCCAATGCAGCGGAATGGCAAACGGCTTGACGACGTGCTTCTGCCTGTTCCATTCATCGAAATACGCGCCAGCAATCACATCCCAATCGCCATCAAGCCACGCCTTAACCAGCTCCGCCGATCCAGACGATTTAATCAGCGCAATGTATTGCTTGTTGTCTTTCAGATAAATGTTATCTGTTACGCGAGACGGGATAAACACCCTGGTTAGTTCGGTTTCTTTATCGGTGTATGGCGTGTACGGGGGCGCAATGTCGATAAAGCGTTGCTTCACCCATAAATGGCCCTTGCCCCCTGGATTCCCCGATGCACGAATGCGACCATGAACGCCGTGAACAGATCGCAAACAGGCTTTTAGCTTGTGATACCCATAAGGCGATGCGTGATTTGTAAGCTCGTCAAACCCGATCCAAGTGTATTGATGGCCTTGGTATCCGTCCGCGTCCTTCGCCTTCTCAAGATAACGCATCTTGAGCGTTGCTCCAGATGGAAAATACCAGCAGTTGCTAAACGGGTATTCCGCGCTTGGCTGCGCCTTATAGACAGCATCCAACGGTGAAAACAACTCACGCGCACGAACCTGCAATTCTTCAAGTTCGTTGTATGTCTTTCTGAAAATAACGCCGCGCCATATCGGACCAAGATCAACATCTTGCAGGTAGTCGCCAAGAAGAAAATCAGACTTTCCGCCGCCTCGCGCCCCTCCGAAAAACAACTCATCGACAAACTTTGCCGTGATTGCGCTAGATTGCGGCCCTGGTTGTGGTTTCCACGTCATTTAGCCGCTTTGGGGAAATGAAGGGCAATCCACTCTTCTTTTGACAACTCAGGCGCTTTATCAACGGTCTGCGCAATGCTCCCGCTGTGGTTTATCTGCTGCTTATCAACAAACATCCCAAGATGCCGGCCAATATCAACAAGCGCCCCCTTCTTGTCGTGCATCTTGATCTTCAGCCCTTGCGCCGTCTGTGAAATCTCGGAGATTGCCGCCGCCGTGTCGTTGTCAATCTGTTCGCTTCCGATAAGAGAAACGCCGTTCGATATAACCATCTCTCCCGATTCTTGGTCTTGCACGGAAATGCCATCGCCCCATTGCACGGCCTTTCTGATGTCGGCAAAGCCTATCTTGGCTAGCTCGTTCAAAACTCGATCCTGAGTGATTTCTGTGCGCTTCTCGCGGTCTTTCATGCGTTCGGAAAGCGCTGTTTGAATGACAGGTTTTGACAGGTTTTCTTCGCCTATCTGCCGAGCCGTCTTTGCACTGTATCCCGCACGAATCGCCGCCTGAGTAGCGTTCAAGTCAATCAGATACTCGTCAACGAACCGTTTCTGTTTTGGGGTCACTTATCACGCTCCGCAATCATTGCGTCCGCCATTGCGTATGCGTCTTCTGCTATGTGGCAAAAGCATTCACTCGGGAAAAAAGGGATGTCCTCTTCGCCCCATTCATCTGTATTTTTAACAGCCGTTTCCCAATCAGCCCAAGATAGCGGGATAGCTTTAGCCGCGAAGTAGTCTCGGACCGTCATCCCCTCTTGAGTCACTTCCCCCATGTCTCCGTGACTTGGAAACGCTGGCCCGCCTGTCTTGTTTATATCTCTCATCCCTTCACCATCATCGCCCTTCCCGACTTGCCCTGAATAAATCGTTTCAAGTGAATAACTCCCTTGTCTGATGCGTTCCGCAACACCTTCCTGACGCAATCGGGCGTGGCTCCTGTCTCTCTGCTCAACTCCGCCACCGTCCGATAAAACTGCGCCTTGCTCAAAATCACCTTGCCGATTGTTGCGGGTCGGCCTGGTTTCATCAAAGCCCCTGCCGCTTTAGAATCTCACCCCGACGATTCGCGTCCGTAGCGCACGACTCCTGCCCATAGCTGCAATACCTCCGGCCATCCGGAGACGGCTCGTTGCACCAGGCGCAATGCGTGTGATACGTTGTGTCGATCTGGCTCGCCTCGTAATGCGCCTGGCGGATAGCGGTTTCAGTCCAGAGCGTTTCGACTTCGTTGGCTGCGTCGATGATGTCGCCCACTAGAATTCCTCCCTTGCCCAGCCGCCGCCGTCTTTCTTGGCCTTCGGCTTCACGGCGATGAATCGGAATGGGTACATTTCAGCCGCGACTTTGATCTTTACGCGAGCGTCGTCGGTCCAGAACCCTTTGACTTCGTGCATTTCCATCACGCCATCCATCCCCATTACGGCGAAGTCAGGCGTGTAAAACGTGTTGTCAGCAAGGCGAAGTTTCAAACCCTCGAACCGGAACCACTGGACGATCTCGATACTCACCCAATCCTTGAGTAAGTCGGCATAGGCTTGCTCCGTCTTGTTCATGGCGCCCGTCTTCAGCCGGCCAAGCGCCTGCATGCGCTGTTTTGGCGTCTCTTTCGGCTTTGCGCGGGCCTGCGCTGCGTTGAATTGTTCCGGCGTCATCCTCATCGAACTCCCTTTCGTTTCAATATCCGCTCAACCCCGGCGACGGTTGCCGCCATCAGTTCCAACTCGCTGCCGAATTGGCGTTCGAATTTCTCCCGGTCACAGTGAATTGAATAGCCGCCCTGGTGATGCTCAGGACAGAGCGCAATCGTCAGGTGGTCGGACTTGCGCTTTCCGAGTTGCCCGGTGCGCATGTGATGGACTTGAACCGGGGATGTTTCTCCGAGTTGCGCGCAGACGACGCAAGGGACTTGGGCGACTAAGCCCATCCAAAGCGAACTCATAGCAAAAACCCTTTCAATTGCATGAATTCGACCGGATGCTTTGCTCCTTTTTGCAGGTTGCACGTAGCACAAAGGAGTTGCAGATTACTGTCGTCGTTCATCCCGCCACGCGACAAAGCAATAACGTGATCTATGTGATGCTTCACGTTATTGAATGGCTTTTTGCAACAAGCGCACCGGCCTTTTTGCAAAAGCATGAGCCTTTCTTCAATTCCTGGAGAAACAGTTCCTTTTGCCCCGCGAATTATTGCCCGGCGCGCATGGTGATACGTCTTTACCTTTGGCTTATTGAGTCGGTAGAACTTTCTCGATGCAGCCCTTGTCCTTTCCGGGTTTGCCTTATGCCATCGATCAATCACAACGGCTTGCCGTCGCTTCTTTTCCGCCTCATCCATCTTTGGCCGGCCAGCCTGTGCTGCACTAAACAATTCCATTCGCAAGCAGCCGCAGGATTTTGCCTTCCCGCTCTTCAAAGCGCCTCGCTGCGGAGTGATTACCTTCCCGCAGTCACACAAGCATCGCGCTTTCGGATTCTTTTTATCAGGGATTAACTCGAGAACAAGGAGCCTGTAGAAACGATCCCCTGCTTTTACCTGGCCAACGTTTGTTGCCTGGCAGCCAAAGCAGACTGGCGCATCTTTGGCTGCGGCGAGGATCTTCGGCGATCGGTACATGCTCATCGCCCAGCCCTCTCAATCGCCCGCCGCGTCGTCTGCCCCAGGCTGCGGCGCTGGAAATTGAGCATTTCGCGGATCTCGCCGAGTGCCTTGTATGCGTTGTAATCGATCGTTCCGAACACCGCGTCGAGCACTTGCTCGAATTGGTCTAGTGGTAGTGGCTGCTGGGTCATCGTCCGCCCCTAGTCGTTATCTCGCCAGTCTCCTGGTCGATGAATTCATCCATACTCACATCAAAGCGAACGCCCAATTCGGTCACGGCAAACGCCGTCACCTTCTCGATCAGGGTCGCGTAGCCGCGCACACCTAGATGCTCAGTCGATACCCTGACTGACCGTCTCGACTTCTTCCCCGTCAGCGGATTTGTGCAGGTCTTTCGCTTCTCGCCCAGGAACGTCTTGCGGAAATGCTCTTTCCAAACCTGCATCGGGTAGGCCTTGCCGTCGATCTTGGCTTGCCGTGAAATCTCCATGTAGACGTAACCATGTAGATATTTCCGCTGGCGGTCGGTCAGATGATCCTCATAGGGCCGAATCTCTGCGACGTGGCGATTCCCGGCGACAAGTTCGGGCTTGATGCTTTGCCACAACTGCGCGAACTGCTGATGCGCGGTGACGGGGTTTGATAGGACGATGGCGGCTTCCATTAGGCTGCAATCTCCATCTGTGCCGGAGCGCCCCATTGCGAGGCCATAGCGTTTGCGATTCCTGTGTACGTCCTGGAGCGTTCTTTCCAGCGGTCAGCAGACGGCGGCATCCTATGAATTCGCTCCTCCCGGCCTTCCACTAGATCAGTCGGCCTGAGCAGATGCAGCCCCTTCAGCCATAAACACGTTGCTTTAGTCTCGCCATGCCCGAACATCCAAGGCTGGATGATCTGGTCAGGCTTGCGGTACAGGCTGGACATGATGCAGACCGGGTTTTCAATGGCTACCAACGGGATATGCGCAGACTGCCGAACTATCCGCATAAAGAACGAAACCGCCGCTTGTTGGCGCCCGTCCATCTTCTTTTCTGCGAAGTGGCGCGAACCACTGACGGACAGGTGCGTGCAAGGAGGATGCGCAATCATCAAGTCAAACGGATAGTCGATCACATCGAACAAGTCGCCCTTGTAGTGCGGTCCGGGCGTTTCAGTGTCGAGCAGGTCACAACTCATGGCTTCGTGCCCCCCCCGGATGAATGCGTCACGGACCACGCCGGAATATTCGCAAGCGATCAGGATTCTCATGCCGCCTTCCTTTGCTCATCAGCCAATGATTGCCGAATGCGCTGATTTATCCCGCCAGCCGAATACCCGCGAACAATCCGCGCCTCGTCTGCGAAGTACGCCGCCCAATAGTCGTATCTGGCCTTCGGGTCATCGATTGCGCTGATTCGCATTTCGCCGCCAACGAAGTGCACCAGCTTGTCGCGGAGGCGATCCGGCCCGTCTGCTAGTTCGTATTCGCGCATCAGTTTCTTTAATCCTTCGACTTCCTCCGGCGTCCACGTGCCTTGCCCAATGTATTCCGCCATCACGAAATCGAAATCGTCCTTAAACTGCTTGGTAACTCGCACTGTTCCCATAGTCAAAAGTCCGCCATCATTTCTTCTTCGCCTTCTGGCTCGTAACATCGCGGCGATTCGTCCGGCTGTTCGAGGAATTGCATCGACTGAGGATCGAACCAGAATTGAATCGAGCCATTCCAGCCGCTGCCGTTGCGCTGCGCCTCGCACTTCAGCAGGGCGTCGGCTTCATGGTTCCGGCTTGTGTCGCCAGTTGATTGCGCGTTGTGCTTGACCTTGTTTCGCCAGACAATGAACACGTTCTCAGCCATGTCGCCGATTTCGCTCGTACCCTTGACGTCATGTATACCTGGCGGCGTTTCGTCGCTGTGGCCCTTGCGTGCGTGGGCTACGAGGTGAATATGCGGCCCCGACTGATGCGCTACGCTTTGGAGTTGATCGACGAACAGCTTTTGCTTGCTGAAGTCGTCCGATCCGACACCAATGCCGCACTTCATCAGGCTATCAATCACGATCTGCTGGACGCCGTACTCAGCCACCGCGTACCGGCACAAGGCCACCACGTTGTCAGGGCGCAGCGCGCCTTGATGGTCGAACAGCCAAAGGCGGGTCTTGGCATAATTGAACCAGCGATCAACGAACGCGGCCGACGGAGCAGATGATCCCGACTCCTGCCGAACCTTTCGCGCCAAGACTTCCTCCGGCCTGAATTCCGGCGACAGGATCAAAACGCGTTGATTGCGCTTCATGCACCCGAGCATTGCCTGTGAAAGCAAAGCCGACTTGCCGTGACCTTTGTAGCCCGACCAGATTGACAACTCGCCGGGGCGAAGCTCGATCACATCGCGGGTTTTCGACCACGGCAACGGGCATCCGACGGCCTTGTTTTTGTGCGTCAGAATATCGAGCGTCTTTTTCTTGAAGCGGTCAGCGGAACGAACTTGATGGACGTTTTCCGGCTCAGTGAAGGCCGAAAGGTCGATGGTTGAGGTGTTGATGATGTTCATTTCCAACCCCGGCCATACGTCCAGCTTGTGAATACATCGCCGGCCCACACCACCAGCAGCGCCGGCTCAACCGTTTGCAGTGCCTTGGCGATTCTGCGCACCTTGTCCGTAGCCTCGTTGGCGATCAGATTGACCACCTTTCCGCACAGGAACGGCACCGATTCCGGCGTGATTTCCTCGTCCTCGTCGATGGATAGATTGCAGAACGTCACAGCGTTCGGCCGGTAGTAGTTCGGGACGATTTCGCCGATGAAGATTCGGATCGGCAGGTCAATTCCCTTGGCTTGCAGGGCGCCGAAGAAGTCTAGGCCGGTCATCATCTGGCCCCTGCGAAGATGCTGCGGACCTGGGCCTGCTGGGTGTTTTCAACTTTCGCCCAGTTCCCGGTGATCGCGTTTCGAAAGGCTGCATCCCAATCGATGTACTTGTAGCCCTTGGCCTTGGCTGAATCGATGAAGTGCGCCAGGTGCCTTTCGAGCTGTCCGTGGCCGTTGGTTGCTGCCCACGCTTTCACGTTTTCAGAGATTGAAAAGTTTTCAGGAATAGGGGTCTCGCGTTTTGACGCGGGTTCCTTCCTTTCCTTTCCTTCCTTCCTTCCTTCCCCTAGCACGCGTGCCGACGCGTCTTTCACGCGTGCCGCTTTTGGTGGCAAAACACTATCAGACTCACGATTGTTGATTACTTGATGGGTTTTGAAGCTGGGGATCTCCGCGAACTTCTTCCCATTAATCTCATACAAATCGATCAATTCAGCGTCGATACACTCCTGGGCAATTGCCTCTATATCGCAATCATCAGCAGGGAAGTAACGAATCTTGAATGTCTTGGTGTTCCAACTCAAACGGCCTTCTCTATCGGCTTCACACCACATTGACACGTAAAAGAGGCGTGCAAGTGGCGACAAAGACACGATGTCCGAACTTGTGAAAAATTCAGGTTTTATTGTGCGAATCCTAGCCACGGCAACCTCCTTTATTTAGGTAGTTGACAAGGCGCAACAACGTATCTGCCGAATCATCAACCTTACCTAATGCAAGGTTGCAAGCGGAACAAAGAAGCCCTCTAACAAATCCTGTCGAATGACAGTGATCAATGTGGGTGTTCTGCCCATCGTCGAGAGGCTTAAAGCAACCTGCGCAATTTCCTGATTGACTAACCCACATCAAAGCAAAGTCATGAGCGGTTATTCCGTGTTTTTTTAGCGTTCTTGAAAATCTGTGGCGACTTCCGTTTGCAGACTCTCTCCACTCTTTTTGTTTAGCCTTTACGGCGTCTCGATTTCTCTCGTAATACACTTTTGCATAACATAATCTTTCCGCCCGTTCTACGTGTGCCATCACGCCGCCTCGCAATCAATCAAGGAGGCTTGTTTGATCATTGGCCTGCCTACTTGCTTCACCGGACACAAGAAAGAGCCTTGGCGCTCGTTGCTGGCGATCCAATCGCTAGCCGCGCTGAAGAAGTCCTTTTTGATTTCGAAGCCGTAACCACGACGGCCCATGTTGTGCGCTGCGATCAGCGTTGAACCACTTCCGGCGCATGGGTCGATCACCACATCTCCCTCGTCCGTGAAAATGCTGATAAGACGCTCAAGTAGATTGACGGGCTTTTGTGTCGGGTGAATCTTTGGTGATGTGGTGTCTTTGTCCCACTCGATGCAGTTGAAAACCATCTTGCCGTGATTGTTGAACTTGGGTAGCTTGTCGCGGTACAGGATCAGGCCGTATTCGCAGTTGCCAACGACACGCATGTTTGCCTTCAACACCTGGGCGCTGAAGTTCTTGCGGAAGACGAGATTGATGTACTTGTTTAAGCCGTATTTCTTGGCTTCTTCGATCAACTGAAACTGTTGCTCGAACGCGCAGAAAACAATCATCGCCGGAGCACGGCCCGCCTCTTTCGGCTCCTTTATCATCAAGGTCGAGCAGAAGTGCAGGAACTCAGGAATGCGGAAATCCTTGTCGGTATCGAAGAACTCCTTGCCGGCCAGTTCGCTTTCGCCGTTGGCGTTGTCCCCGCCGACATACCATGACGGATTAGAGCCGTAGGCGTTGATTCCGATGTTGTACGGAATATCGGCGATCATCAATTGCGCTCTTGGGATGTTGTAGCGTTTGAAGTTCTGGAAGTGGTCGTGATAGAGATTCACGCCCTTGACTTTTTCTGCTTGGTGCTCCATTATTTCCTCCGGTACTTCAACGCCAGCGACACGGGTTACAGCCCTAGCTGGCGTTTTCTTTTTCCGTCGCCAGGACGGACACTGTTAGCCTTCAATCACAACAGGAACGCGCACCAACTTTGCCGACCGGCCT